CAACTGGTACGGCTTTCACAACCTCGGCATCGATCTCGTGGCCGACAAGCGGATCGTCCTCGCCGGCGCTCTGCCGATCCTGCACGGCCACGAGAAGGGCAACGGCATCAGCTCGCCGGTGAATCAGGCCCGCGGGGCTTTCATGAGGCTCCACCACACCGTTCTCGAAGGCCACGGCCACCGGACATCGACACACTCCGAGCCCGATATGATGGGCCGCGAGACGGTCTGTTTCTCGACCGGGTGCCTGTGTGACATGCGCCCCGCCTACGCGAGATTGAACAAGTGGAACCACGGGGCGGCGGTGGTACACGTTCACGCCGACCGAACGTTCGACGTGGAAAACTTCCGCATCCAGGCGGGCAAGGTAAGGCAGTCATGACCGGCGACGAACTTCGAGACATCGACCGGCGGATTCAGCGGGCCGGTGCGGCGAACTGTTGGACGGGGACGCTTGGCAGCCTCGCCGCCGATGCGAGGCGATTGGTGCGGCACATCGAGGAGCGTGGCATGTCTTGCGAATACCCTGTCGATCACATCCTGCGAGGCGAGCGGGAGCTGCGGCACTACACCGGCGACGAGATGGCACCCTCGGACGCCATGATCCTGACCGAAGACGACGCCGCCGACGTGGCCGAAGAGACGGGCAAGGCGGCGCAGATCGGCGATGGGCGGGTGTTTCCGGAGCCGGAGACGGCCGGGCCGCCGGTCGCGGTGCGGCTGCTCGAGCAGGCGACCGCCGCCGTCAAGGATCGACATGCCGTTTACGGGCCGCCGACGGCACACTTCGCACGGACGGTCGGCATGGTGAACAGCCTGTTCGCCGACGTGCTCCGCCGGCCGCTCACGACGGCCGATTGGGCACGGATCATGATCCTCGACAAGCTCGCCCGCGATCTTGGGCCGCGGCCCCACCCCGACAACGCCGTCGACCTGGCGGGCTACGCCGCCTGTCTTGCGGAGTGCCAAGCGTCCGCACCCCCTCCGCCCGTCACCGGTCACCGGTGACGATTGAGCGTGTGGAGTGACACGTGATCGCACGACCGACGCACTGGCGGGCCGTCAGCACGGGCCGCGAGTCCGTCGCGGCACCGGGCGATCACGTTTCACTGGCACACCTCGCCGGCAACGGCGCGAAGAGCGGCAGGATCACCTCGAGACCGGCCTACACGGACCGGGAGCTTGAGCTGATCGCATACCGGCTCGGCGTGACGGTGGTGGCAGTCAAACAGGCGATCGCCCTGGGCATGTTGGAGCAATTCGATGCCTGACTCCCTCGATGGCATTGTCTCGACGACCACGAGCCTCACGCAGACGCAGACGGACACCGTCGGCAGCTCGGCGCGGGCCGTCTCCGTGGGCAAGTCGTACCCGCTCAACAGCGTCTCCGGGCCGCTCTCGGATCAACTGTGGGTGTCGAACCGCTCGCTCGCCGTCGGCTCGACCGAGACGCTCGACCTCCTCGCCCTCGCCGACACGATCCAGGGCGCGACAGGCGTGCAGACGATGCGTCAGGTGCGACTCGTCCGGGTGACCAACAACGAGACGACCACCGGCCCGCGGATCGTCGTCGGGCCGTCTGGCACGAATGGCTGGGGCCGTGTAGCCGGCGAAGTCGGCCCCGGCGGCGAGCTGCTCGCCGTGCAGCAGACGCACGCCTGGGGCGTGACCACGACCGAGCGTGGCGTGACGATCCGCGCCACCGGGCCGACGGGCAGCGTCTCGTATTCGATCGTGATCGCCGGCACGAACGCCACCGGACCCTCGGGGTACTGACCATGACTCCAGACGCACTCACTGCCGCCGTGACCGGATTCCTCGCCGGTGCCCGCGACAAGGCCCGCGGAGGGCTCACCGTCTCGGAGTTCGGCAGTCTCACCGTCGAGTTGATCCGCCTGGCGGTGACCGGGCTCGACACGATCGCCACCCTCGACGGGCCCGCGAAGAAGTCCTGGGCGCTCGCCTGCGTGGGATCCCTGTTCGACTCCGTCGCCGATGCCTGCGTCCCGTTCGCCGCGAGGCCTGTCTGGTGGGTGATCCGGCCCGCGGTTCGCTCGCTCGTCCTGGCCGCTGCCGGCGGCGCGCTGGAGCAGATCCTCGCCCTGACCCGCGCCGCGGAGAAGCCCGCATGACGACCGCCCTGGTCCTCGCCGCCGCCGCCGTGGCCTACCTGATGTGGTCACGCCCGGCCGCCCCGGCGAGCCTGCCGCCGCTGTCGCCGATCCCGTCGCTGCCGGCAGGCCCGGCGATGTCGTCTGGCGGCCCTCACCCGCTCACCCTCCTGGCGATCCTCGCTGCCGGCGGGATGGTGGCGTTCGCAATTCTGGAAAGTGGAAAACCGCCTGCCCCCGCCCCCGGCCCCGCGCCGGTCGTCGGGCTCGATCTGCGTGGGAAGTTCGTCGGGACGGATGCTGCTGTCGATGCCGCGTCCGTGGCCGCGCTCCTCGAGGAGCTCGCCGGCCAGATCGAGTGGGACGGACAACAGAGCGAGCCCCGGCTCCGCACCGGGGCCGCGTTCGATGATCTCCGCCGCGCCGCCCGCGAGTTGCGGACCCGGGGCGTTTCGCTCGGCGCTCGCCAGCCTGCCGTCAGGGACGCGATCAAAGCCTTCCTCGACGCCGAAGCCGGGACCGAGGGCGGGCCGGTCGATGCGGCCAGCCGGGCGAAGTGGGTGCGGGCGTACAGGGCGGTGTCGCAGGCCGCGGCGGAGGCGACACGATGAGCTTCGTCGTCCACCACGGGGACTGCCGCGAGGTGATGGCAACGCTCGACGCCGAGAGCGTCGATGCCGTGGTGTGCGACCCGCCCTACGCGGAGATCGACCGACCCTATGGCCGACTGACCGAGCCGCAGTGGCACGACCTCATGGACGGTGTGATCGAGCAAGTTCGCCGCGTCTTGAAGCCGTCAGGGTCGGCGGTGTTTGTCATTCAACCCAACAGCGAGCGCGTCGGCAGGATGCGACCGTGGGTGTTTGAGTTTATGGCGAAGTGGGCTCGGCAGTGGAACATGGTTCAGGATGCGTGGTGGTGGAATCACTGCACGCCGCCGACCGTTCATTGCCAGCGAAAGCGCGGGCTGATGCGTCCCAGCCTGAAAGCGTGTGTGTGGCTCGGGCCAAGCAATTGCTACCGGAATCAAGATGCCGTTCTCGTTGACGCCGCGGAATCAACGAAGAACGACAAGCGAACGTCGCGTCTGGAGCTTGGATACTCGACCAGCGGTCTTTCAATGAGACACGGCCGGGCGCTGTCGGCGTTTCGTGATCGCGGCGGCGCGACTCCGTTCAATCTCGTCGTTTGCGGAAACAGCGATTCTTCAAGTAGCTCTGGCGCTCGCGGCCACGGTGCCGGAACTCCGCTCCCGCTGGCTTCGTGGTGGACGCGATACATCTGCCCGGAAGGCGGAACGATTCTCGATCCCTTCTGTGGTGCCGGCACGATGGGCGTCGCTGCCGTCTCCAGCGGCCGAGATTTCATCGGCGTTGAAAAAGAAGCCGAGTACGTCGAGATCGCACGGGCACGGATCGCCGCGGCCGTTCTTCCGTTGGAGGCCACAGCATGACCGCGCGCCAACGCACCGTCTGGACATGGTCCGCGATCGGCTTCGTCGTCTTCGCGGCCATCGTCGGGGCGCTCGTCGAGCGTGCCACGCACCGGATCGCCGCCGGCGTTGAGAGCCGGTTCGGCTACACGCCGGACCCGGAGGGGCTCCGTCAGGTGATGGCGGAGTTCGGCCCGCAGGGGCGATTCTCGGCCGCCGGTGCCGACGCGATTGAGAAGGCCGAGCAACGCGACACCTTCCTGTACCGCTCGGCGTACAAGGCGCACCAAGCCGTCTACGGTCAGCCGTGGGTGGTCGGCCGGCAAGGTATCGGTGACTGCGTGTCGTGGGGGTGGGCTCACGCCGTGTGGATCGCGCTCTGCTGCGATTGGGAGACCGGCCGGCTCGCCAACCCTCCGCCGATGGTCTGCACGGAGAGCATCTACGGAGGCTCTCGCGTCGAGGCTCGAGGCCGTCCGGGGGACGGGCGGAATCCGGTGGGCGGCTACTCCGACGGCTCCTACGGGGCTGCCGCGGCCCGGTGGGTGCGTGATTGGGGCGTGACGTTCCGCCGTGAGGCGGGCGGCCACGATCTCCGCGTCTACTCGCCCGACGTGGCAAAAGCCTGGGGCGCGTTCGGCAACGGCGGCCAGGGGGACGCCGGCAAGTTCGACGAGTTCGCCAAGACGCACCCGGCGAAGCACGTCGCCGCGGTCGGCACGTTCGCCGAGGCGGCAGCGGCGATCGAGAGCGGCTACCCGGTGG